ATGAAGGCTCATGGATGACAGCCTGTTTCCGCCTGTTGACGAGCTCTTGCTGAAGAGGCTGGAGGAGATCTATCCAGAAAAGTGCCCGGACATTGCGGCATCTGACCGCGAGATCTGGGTCTACGTGGGCGCCCGCTCCGTGGTGCGCATGTTGCGTTCCGTCTACATTGAGCAGCAAACCGAATCGGAGTAGCCCATGTGCGGCGGCGGCAGGCCACCAGCCCCTGACACCAGGGCCCAGGAAGAATCACTCAAGCTTCAGCGCGAGCAGATGGACATGCAGCGCCAGCAGATGGAACTGCAGAACAAGCAGTACGCCGAGCAGCTGGCGATCAGCACTGCTCCTCCGCCGCCGCCGCCAAACGCAGCGGCTGATGCAGCGGCAGGCGCACTTGACGCCACAGCTGCAGCGGCAACTGCGACAACCGTCCGGCAAGGCGTCGGTCGCCGCAAGATGCGAACCGACACGCCCGCTGGTGGCGCTGGTGGCTTGAGCGTGCCGGGGGTTTGACATGGAACTGAGCCTGACGAGCAACGTCGACAAACAGAGCAAGCCCTATGCCGGCTACACCCTGGCGTCGGCTCGGTATGGCCAGCTCAAGTCTTCGCGTGATGCCTTCCTGCAGCGGGCCCGCGACTGCAGCAAGGTGACCATCCCCTCCCTGATCCCGGACGATGGCGGCCAGGACCGAGGTCGGCTCAAGACGCCGTACCAATCGCTCGGGGCAAGGGGCACCAACTACCTGGCATCCAAGCTGCTGATCACCCTGTTCCCTCCCAACTCCAGCTTCTTCAAGCTTGAGATCGACGACCTGGTGATGCAGCAAACCCAGGAGGATCCCGAGCTGCGCAGCCTGTTTGACATCGCCCTGGTCAAGGTCGAGCAGGCAGTGATGACCACGCTGGAAACGGCCAACGGTCGGGCTTCGCTGCACGAGGCGTTCAAACACCTGCTTGTCGGCGGCAACGTGCTGCTCTACGTCGACGACACAGCCATCCGGGTGATCCACCTCAACCGCTACGTGCTGTGTCGTGACCCGATGGGCAACGTGGTCGAGATCTTGGTTGAAGAGGAGGTCTACCCCGACGCTCTGCCCGACGGGTTCCTGGATGACGAGGACGAAGCCGATCACGCAGAGGGCGACGGGCCTACGCACAAGACGGTCAAGCTCTACACCCACGTCGAGTACGAGAACGGCAAGTGCCACTGGTACCAGGAGGCCAAGGGCAAGGAGATCCCCGACACTCACGGCCAGTGCGACGAGGACGTGTCCCCGTGGATCCCCTTGCGCTTCTCGCGGATTGACGGCGAGGAGTACGGGCGCTCCTACATCGAGGAGTATTACGGCGACCTGATTGCTCTGGAATCGCTGTATCAAAGCGTGCTGGAAGGAGCCGCGGCTGCAGCCAAGATCCTGTTCTTGGTCAATCCGAATGGCACTACTCGCCCTCGCACCTTGCAGAACGCAGCCAATGGGGCGATCGTTCAAGGCAATGCCAACGATGTGACCGTGATCCAGAGCGGCAAGGCTCAGGATCTAGGTATTGCCAGCAACACCATTGAGCGGATTGAAAGCCGGTTGCAGTACGCCTTTCTTCTCAACACAGCTATTCAGCGACCGGGAGAAAGGGTGACGGCGGAGGAGATCCGTTACATGTCACAGGAATTGGAAGCAGGAATTGGGGGCCTGTATTCAATCCTTACACAGGAGCTGCAGCTTCCAATGGTGCGTCGCTTGATGCACGTTCTGCGCCAGCAGGACAAGCTGGCCGACATTCCGAAAGGAAGCAAGGGCCAGCAGCTGGTGCATCCCAAGCCAGTCACAGGGCTGGAGGCCATTGGCCGAGGAGACGACCGCAACAAGCTGGTCGAGTTCATCACCACCGGCCAGACCATGCTGGGCCCGGAAGCGATGGCGAAGTACATCAACATCCCCGAGGCCCTGCGTCGGCTGGCAGCCAGCAATTCCATCGACGTCACCAACCTGGTGTTCACGAAGGAAGAGCTGGATCAGGCGGCCTCTGCTGCCCAGGCTCAAGCCCAGCAGCAGCAGCAGGCCGAGATGCTGATGGCTGGCATCAAGTCCCCGGCCCTGGCCCAGGTGGCCAGCAACTTCACCCAAGCAGGAGCTCCCTATGGCCCGCAATTCACAACCGGCCCCAACGGAACAGTCCCAGGAGGAATGCCAACTATCCCAGGGGCAACCCTCCCTGCCCCAGGAGGACCAGGCCCTGCCCCAGGAGCAGCCCTCCCTGCCCCAGGAGGACCAGGCTCTGCCCCCGCAGGACCCGACCTCGCTGCTGGGCCCGCTGGCTGACGTCCCCCAGCACGGCTCCACTCCCGAGATCGTCATTGACCAGGTTCCGACTCGCTCCAACCCCGAGCCCCGCCCCGCCCCTCCAGTGGTGACCTACGGGGACGACGGCTCAATCACCATCAACTGACTCCATGGCAAACCAGCAAGAGGTCACGATCAGGGAGCCGGAGACGCCGGCCCTTGCCCCTGATCAGCAGCAGCCACCTGTCCAACAGGGCGAGAGCCTGCTGGCGGGCAAGTTCAAGACCGTCGAAGAGCTTGAGAAGGCCTACCAGCACAGCCAGCGATTGATCAGCCAGCGCGGCCAATCGACTGAGGAGGATGCTGCCGCCGCGCCTTCACCCGACGAGGAGGACGCTGCACCTGAGGAGGAAGATCAGCCGGAGGACCAGCAGCAAAGCGCTGCCGAGATCTATGGCGAGTTCATTGGCGGGCGCCTTGAGGAGGCCGGCGTCGACTACGCCGACATCAACACCAGGTGGCAACAAAGCGGCCAGCTGTCGGATGAGGACTACTCACAGCTTCAGCAGGCCGGCTTCAACCGCGAGATGGTGGACGCCTACCTCTCTGGGTTGCAATACAAGGCGGCCCAGGACTCCGCTCTGACAGCGCAGCAAATCGCTTCGATCAAGGCGGAGTACGGCGGTGACGCCGGCTACGGCAAGATGCTGGAGTGGGCGGGGCAGAACCTGAAGGCTGACGAGATCGAAGGGTTTAACCAGATTGTCAACGGCAACCGCAACCTGTCTGCCGTCAAGCTTGCCATCGCTGGCCTGCACAGTCGCTATGTCGCGGCCGTCGGACGGGAGCCCAAGCTGATCGGGGGACGGGCGCCACGCCAGACGGCCGAACGGTTCGAGTCGACGGCTCAGGTGGTCGAGGCCATGAAAGATCCCCGGTACGCAGCCGATCCTGCTTACCGGGCGAAGGTTCAGGAAAAGCTGGGGAGATCGAGTATCTTCTGATGGAGGCAAGAGAGATGGCCCCGGCTGAAAGGTCGGGGCTTTTCCTTTGCAACAGGAAGCGCTTTACTATGCCTACCTAGGCCCGCTCACAGAATCAAAGGCCCTCTGCGGAGGACACCCTTAGTGAATGAGGGATGAGGTCGGGAGCACCCACCTTCTCTAGGGTAACAACAATGGCCGCACCTAATTTCGACGCTTCGCGTCTTGGTCTTGTCAACAACGCCGGTGGCGGCACCTGGGCTGGCGATAACGCCATGTTCCTCCAGGTCTGGGCCGGCGAGGTTCTGACCGCTTTCCGTAAGGCAACCATCTTCGAACCGCTTCACACGGTTCGCACGATCTCTGCCGGCAAGAGCGCCAGCTTCCCCATCATCGGCCTCAACAGCGCCTCGTACCACACCCCTGGCACGATGCTGATTGGCGCTCAGGTGAAGCACGCTGAGGCCGTCATCAAGATCGACGACAAGCTGGTCAGCCAAGCGTTCATCGCAGACATCGACGAGGCCAAGAACCACTACGACGTGCGTTCCACCTACTCGAACGAGATGGGCAATGCCCTGGCCTATCGCTTCGATCAAAACATCGCAGCGATGATTGCCAAGGCTGCACGGACGGCAACTCACTTCAACACCGATCTGCCGGGTGGCACCCGCATCAAGATCGTGGCTGCATCCAAGACGGCCATCACCGGCGCACAGCTGGCGACTGCGCTGTTTTCTGCAGCTCAGAAGATGGACGAGAACAACCTGCCCGAAAACGATCGCTACTGCGTTCTGGCTCCGGCAGAGTATTACAAGCTCGTCACCACCACCGACGTCATCAACCGTGACTGGGGTGGCGCTGGCGCCTACGCCGACGGCACCGTGCTGAAGGTCGCTGGCATCACGATCCTGAAGTCGAACCAACTGCCCACCACCAACCGCACCGCGGTGGCGGGTGAGCAGAACGACTAC